AGGAAGCGTTGCCTTCTCCGCCAGCGTCGGCAGTTCTTCAATCATGGGTTGGCTCCTTGGGTTGGTATTCGCCGCGCAAAATAGCATCGGCCAACTGGGGTTTACCGATCCGGCGAAGCCATGCTGCGATGCGGTCGCGCTCGGCCCGTGCGGCCTTCTGCCGGTCTATGGCCGCCGCAGCGTCTTCAGCTTCCAGCGGTCCGTCGAACCACTCCACGCCATCGGGCGTGTCGATCCAGTAGCGCTGCTCGGCGTAGGACCAATGCACAGGTGGCTTGCTCATAGGTCGTACCAATCCTCGTCTGTCAGATGTTCTGTGCCAATGTCAGGCATGGTGAATGCGATCCAGACAGCGACGCCAACGACGCTGGCGATGAACAGGGTGATCCAGTTATTGCTAGTCATATCATCTCTCCTCTATGCTACTTCCTGTAACGTGGACCTTCTTTCCCTTCGGCCGCAATCGGGCAACCCTTTGCCCAGGCCGGCGGTGATGTCATGATCTCGATCATCTCGTCAAGCGACCCGTAACCAACAGGAACTTCACAGATAATCTCGTCATGTACGGACATGATAACCGGGTATCCAGCGCTCTCCAGCCGCATCATCGCCCCGGCCATCAAGTCTCGTGCTGTAGCTTGAACCACATTTTCCACAGCTAGTCCACCCCAAATTTTCTGAGGCACCCATTGCCGCGTAATGCTGTTGAGCGTGTCGATCTCAACGGTGTCCTGGCTCGTACCCCACGGCGTCTCACGCTGCACAATGCGGGGGTTGCGGTACGTAAGGTGCCGGCCAGACGGCAAAGCGTAGCGCAGGATAGTCTCGCCTTGGTCCAGTGCATCTCTGGCTAGTTCGAGATACTCAGCTTCGAGGCTCTGCCAGTAGGCGGCGATCTGATTATTCTCCTGCCGGTAGATCGATACGATCCGCTTGGCTTCCTCTACGTCTACGTCGATGCCCATGACTGCGCACTGCTCGGCGAAGCGTTTCCCGCCCATGCCGTAGCCGCAACCAAGGATCGCCATCTTGCCGACCTGCCGCTGCTCCGGCGTCACTTTGTCTTCCGGCACGTTATAGATTGCCGATGCCATCTTGATATACACATCACCCCCCTTTGCGAATGTCTCCACTAAGTCTTTCTGCCCCGCCATCCAGGCCAGCACTCGCGCTTCGATGGCGCTGTAGTCTGCAAACATCAGGCGATGATCCGGCGCAGCGATAATCATTGAGCGCAGCAAGTCCGCCGCGATCTCGGTGCCATGACCATGCTCGGCTATGCTCTGGTCGGCCTTGAGCTTCGCGATGATCTCGTCGAGTTCGGCTTGCTTCCGCACAGGACGCGGGAAGTTTTGTGGCTGGACCAGCTTGCCCGACCACCGGCCAGTAGCCGCGCCGTGGTAGACCAGCAGCCCACGCATCCGATCATCCTCGCCCGCTGCGTGTTCCATCGCGTCGAGCTTGGCGGTGCTTGACTTGGCGCCGGACTGCCGCAGTTCGACAACGCGACGGATAACGGGGTGTAAACCGTCGCTTGACAGTATCTTCGCAACTGCCTGTTTATCCACGCTACTTGTCTGCACGCCATACTTACGGAGCCATGCGGCGAGGTGCATTCCCTGCGTAGCCGAGCGCACCTCACCCTTCGTAAGCCGATTAATCTCAGCGTCGATCTCTGCCTTGCTGTCGGTTGCAAGGCGGCGGACACGCTCAAGCAAATCGCGGTCGAGCATAACGCCGCGATCATTGATCCGCTGGTCAAGCAGGAAAAGCTGGCGTTCACTGTCGGGAAGATAGGGGATGTGGGTTGACACATCCATCTCAGTGCGAACGTCCTGGCGACAATACTCGATCAGCGCATTTACCTTATCGGGCGCAGTCCACCACGTATGCGTGCCATCCGCCAGCGTCTTGCGGGGACGGGCCATACGCAGCATGAGCGCCTGACCCACCTTGTCCTTCTGTTCCTCGACGCCAAGCACAGCCGCAGCCTGGCCCAGTGCGCGAGGCAGACCAGCCGCACTCGCCTGTGCCATCGTGCAATACCACTGTACGGCCTTCGTGCGCGGCCAGTTGTAGCGCGGCGCCATGATCTTGTTCCAGATTACTCTTTCGAAAGCCGAGTTCCAGGCTTGCAGTTTTCCGCCTTCAACGATCCAGTCTTCCAGCTTGGTGTCAATTGGGTCGCCAGGTTGCCAAACGCGAACGTCTTCGCCGTCCCACGAATAGGCCATGCACCACACGTCGGTCGATACGTCAGTGGCGTATACGTAAACGCCAGTCTTTCGCAGGTCCACGGCGCTGCGGGTTTCGAAGTCTATACTACAAATCATGAATAACCTTTCGCTCTGCCGCCAACAAAGCACAGCTATCCCCAGCCTGTCAACACCCACAAAAATAATTTTCTGGCTTGCTAAGTGGGGCCGATCTGTGCCAGCCTTAGCGTCACCTTCGAATGGAGACACCACAAATGCTGACTTTCAAGAGGCTCTACGCGGCCGGTTTCACTGAGCTTGTCAGTGTCATCCCGCCCGCAGCGCCATTGTCCGAACTATCAAAAATCACGGCAGATCAAGCAGGTAAAGCACCCGGCCGGCAGAATGCACAAGGCACATGGGGCGGCTACAACTGGCAGGACCACACCCCAACGCAGGGCGAGATCGAACGGTGGGAACGGTCGAACGCCAACATTGGCCTAAAGGCCGGCCGCTACCCGGCGTTGGACATCGACGTGGTAAACGAGAGTCTCTCGCGCATCATTGGTGACATGGCAAGGAAGTCACTGGGTAAGGCGCCGGTCCGCGTAGGTCGGTGGCCGAAGCAACTCTTCATGTATCGTGCCGACGAACCCATCGGAAGAATGAGGCTTCGTTTCCGCGATGGCAAAGGGGTCGAACAGCTAGTCGAGCTTCTCGGTGACGGCCAGCAGTATGTTGTCGGTGGTATCCACCCCGTCACGCGCGAACCTTACAGCCTCGACCAGGACATCACGATCCGGGGGCCGGCGTGTCTGACTAAGATCAGCCGTGAAAAGGTTGAAAAGTTCTTTGCCGATCTGTGCGAGACGCTGGAGATGACGGGGTGTGAGATTATACATGCCGATAAATCGCCAGAGAAGGCCGCTGAGAGGCAAAAGGTCGATCAGGCTAGTCTGGTAGCGGACGACCTGTCGAAGCTCTCAGAGGCGCTTAAATCGATTCCTAACACGTCTGAGCATTTCCCGGACCGGGATGATTACATTCGGATGGGCTATGCGATTAAGGCTGCGGCTGGTCCGGACAATGAAAGTGAGGCTTTAGCGCTGTTCACTGAGTGGGCGATGTCGTGGGAGGACGGGGTCAACACGGTCGAGCTGATCGAGTCTGACTTCGGCCGGATGCATCCGCCGTATGAGTTGGGGTGGGAATGGATTCAGGATCAGGCTCGGCGCTTTGGGTTCAAGCCCGAGGTCAACGAGTTCGAGACGGTTGAGTACGATGACGTTGCGTTTACTGATGTGCTTGCATCGGTAGGTGAGACGCCGATTGAGTATTCGGACAGTGCTTTGGCCACGCGCCTTGCTCGGTTGCACGTTTCGGATATTCGATACGTTGCTGGCGGCATGGGCTGGATCGCCTGGGACGGGGCCAAGTGGGCCATCGACCGGAGCGAGAGACACGTGGCCTATGCACGAAAGGTTTGCTCGGCTGCTTCGGCTGAAGCCCGCGAGAAGATCGACTCGCCGCAGAAGAGTGAACGGATCGCGGCGCGTTGTGCGTCTTACCCTGTGATCGTCAACGTGGCCAAGCTGGCGCGGACAGATGCGGCGTTGCAGGTTAGCACTGAGCAACTCGACGCCGACATCTATCTGCTCAATTGTCGGAATGGGATTGTCGATCTGCGCACGGGGACGCTCCTGCCACACGATAGGTCAAGGCTCTGCACGAAAGTAACGAGCGTGGACGTGGACTTCGAACGTGCCTGCCCCCAGTGGAACGCGTTTCTTAATGAAGCCTGCAACGGCGATGTAGAATTGAAGCGGTATCTGCAAAGGCTGGCGGGCTACAGCGCGACAGGTTCGACAAAGGAACACGTCCTTGCGTTTGCTCACGGCTCCGGGGGCAATGGCAAAGGGACGTTCCTTGGCGCGCTAGGTGCGATCCTTGGCGATTATGCCACGGTGGCCAGTGCGGACGTGTTCCTTGCGTCTAACCAGCAGCGCCACCAGACTGAGCTTGCCGCTCTGATGGGCGCCCGGCTGGTCCACGCGCAGGAGATTGATCCCTCCCGCAAGTGGGACGAGGCCAAGGTCAAGAGCCTTACTGGCGGGGACAAGATCAGCGCGCGGTTCATGCGCCAGGATCAGTTCGAGTTCACGCCGCAGTTCACGCTCGTGATCGCCGGCAACACGAAGCCCGAGATTACTAATGTGGACGACGCCATGCGGCGGCGGATGCACTTGATCCCGTTTGAGACGAAGCCGGTCCGCAAGGACGTGGACTTGCCGGATAAGCTCAAGGAAGAATACCCGGCGATCTTGGCGTGGGTGGTTGAGGGTGCGAGGATGTGGTTGTCGGAGGGACTGAACCCGCCCCCGGCCGTGCTTCGTGCTACCGAAGACTATCTGAGCGGCGAGGATGCGCTGGGTAGATGGATCGAGGAGCGATGCGTGGCTGGCTCTGAGCTTGAGATGTCCACGACCGAAGCCTTCGAGGATTTCCGTGACTGGTGCCGCGAAGAGAATGAGTCGAAAGGAAAGGACTGGTCGCAGCGAAAGTTCTCGGCCGAGATGAAGGTCAAGGGTTTCGAGATCACCAGGGACAAGGCAACCAGAACGAAGCGGGTGTTCCGCGGGCTGGAGCTTCTGATCGGCGATGAAGATCGGATGGTGATCGAAGCCATGAGCGAGGATGCGGCTGCGGACTTCTTCGGTATTCAGATTAGTTTCGACAACGATGAGGATGAAGACTGATGTTTGGTGAAATAGATGAAGCCGTTCACTGGCCCGAGCATTACCGGCAAGGGGGCATCGAGGCCATCGATGCGATTAAGGCATCAATGAGCCGCGAACAGTTCGAGGGCTACCTGAAGGGCAATGCCATGAAGTATCTCTGGCGCTACCGTCACAAGGGGAGGCCCGACCAGGACTTGAAGAAAGCCAGGTGGTATCTCGACCGATTGATAGTCGAGGTTGGCGACGAGTGAATAGGAAAAGAGGGCCACTCGGCCCTCTTTTTTGTCCGTGCACGGAGGCCGTCAAACCGTGCACGGAGCCGGATAGGGGGTTCATTCGTCGCCAAAGGGATCGGGCAAGTCGTCTGCATCGAGGTTGGATGAGGACACTTGCTTGATGGGCGTGGGGGTT